ATGACATACGAGGAAATCATTGAAACCCTACGCGTCTGCGGTCGGGGTTCCTGCGACGAGTGCCTTATGCTTGATCACAATTGCGGATCGCTGTGCATTAAAGCGGCCGATGCGATTGAAGACCTGCAACAGCTCGCCGACAACATTGAGAAAGAGCGCAGATGTTTAGAGGAAGAGGTACATCGGCTTAATGACGGAAAACACCGGGACACCATCGAACTTGCCTGCAAGAATACGGAAATTGAGATTCTGCGTGGAGACCTGCGCCGCATGTTCAGGCTCTATGTAGCTGCCGAGACGCGGGCAGATGTGGGAGTTGGACCGCCCGATGAGCTGTGATACCTGCCTATGCCGCACCTGCATTTTCTCCTGCGAACTGTCCTACTCCCGCGATCCTGACGAGCTCGACGCAATAGATGATATCTGCTTTACGTGCGACGAGTGCCGCTGGTGGCACGGTGCCGCCCCCGGTATCGCATCCAGACCCGCTGCGAGTGCGAGCGGTACCGGGAAGCGCGGCAGGTAATCGACCGGCGGGCAGAGGCCGCACGGAAGAAATTCACGATAATAAACGGAGGAAAAATCAATGGATGAATACATCACCAAGAAAGAGGCGCTTCGCGTAATATCCGACGTCTTTTTTGAAACCGCCCCCGACGGCACCGATCAACTCGCCGTACTCAAGTGCTCACGAGCCGTGCGCGCTCTCCCGGCAGTGGACAGAATGCTTAACGATCCTCACAAGATAGACCTGACCGGCCTGACTCCGGACGCGCCGATCTTAATCCGTTATCCCCTCATCGCTCCTTACGCCCCGTGCATCATGGAGTGCGAGGCCTACATCTCCGGCCTTGAGGTCAACGCTGGGGAAAAGACGTTATCATTGACATTCGACGTCCTTAGTTCGGAGAAGAAAGATGGCAAACTGTCCTAACTGCGGCGCACCGCTGCCGTTGTCGAGCTCAGCTCGATGCGAATACTGCGGTTCCTCGGTGCTGCCGGACGCTTCGGTTTCGGCTGATGCTGTAAGGATCCAGCTCCTTGCTATAGAAATCGCCCGCATGAGGTTTGCCGACGCACAAGCTAAACTGCTCCGAGATATCTCGAATCGCCCAAGGAGGAATACCTTTGAGTAAAAGCGGATTGCTCGCCCGGCAGAAGGCCGAGCGCGAACTGTGGACGATGAGAGTAATCGCCTATACCGAGCAGCAGACTCTTGATGCGGTGTGCCTCGCACTCGCCGAGGGGTTTGGGTTCGGCGAAGAGCGGCTGAAGCGCTTCCACGATGCCTTCAATGCCAAGTACGCGGAGATCCGCGAGCTGGAAAAGCGCGACACCAAGGATAACGAGTACGCCATCGCCAAGCAGGAGGCCGCGCTCAAGGCGGCCTGTGGTAAGTATTATTCGCCTCGCGAGGTGCGATATGATATCAAGATCGTCACGCGAGACGGTAAGCAGCACAAATTGTAAATAACAATTCTTCCGCCGGGTGAGCCAGACTCCACGGGCTATGATTCAGGAGGTAAAACATGCCCGAGAGCATAGCCCTTAACTGTGACTGCATGGAGTACATGCGGTCACTGCCCGACAAGGCGTTTGACGTCGTTGTCGCTGATCCGCCCTATAACATCGCGAAAGCGGCATGGGACAAGTGGCCGAGCGTAGACGCTTATGTGAGCGACGTGATGGCGTGGCTCCGTGAGTTCAGCCGTGTTCTCAAGGATACTGGCAGCCTATGGATGTTTCATTCCGACATGTCTCAGCTCTGCCGCATAATGGCTGAATCGCAGACACTGCCCGGCCTTGTTCTTCGGGATTTCATAGTTCTTTACAAACGCAATTTCCGCGCAAAGGCCTGGAAGACCGCCGAGTGTGCCAAAACCACCGGACTGCGAAGCTTCTTCAATGTCAACGAGTACCTTGTCCACTGGTTCTCAACTCCCGGCTGCAACACTTCTTGGAACAAAACCGGGCTCGATTATATTAACAGCAACCCCGAATGTTATAAGCCGTTGAAAGAGTGGTACCGCCAGGAGATGCAGCGTCTCGGCTTGACTCCGAAAGACATCTCCGAAAAGTACACAGCCGTCACGGGGAAGAAGCCGCACATGCTCAGACACTACTTTCAGGACAATCAATTCGAGATCCCGACGGAAGCCGTCTGGACGGCAGTCTACGAGCCGCTCGGCTTCGGGCAGTACGAGGATCTGCGGAAGCAGTACGAGGATCTGCGGAAGCAGTACGAGGATCTGCGGAACTACTGGCAGCCAGATGATGAGCACTGTAACGTATGGGAGTACGCCGGCGGCTTTCAAGTCCGTGAAGGTCGATTCCACGAGACGAGCAAGCCCGTCAGTCTCTATCAGCGGATATTAAGATGCTGCACCCCTGTGGGTGGGAGAGTGTTTGATCCGTTCCTCGGCTCCGGCAGCAGCCGCATCGCGGCGTACAGTCTCGGCTTTGACTTCGTCGGCTGCGAAATCGACAAAACATATTTTGAGCTTGAAGAGAAGCGCTTCGAGACCTTCACCTCACAGCAAAGCTTATTTTACTAATTCAACATCGCGGTCTATGGCCATGAGGCAAAGGACGTCGGGAGTATCATTCATGGCTTACCGCAAAAAAATCATATCGGCCGGGCCGCTGGTCAAGGAGATTATATACCCGTATCGCTCAGGCGGCAGCAGCTCAAACGGCCGGCGGCGCACCGGGGCAAGCTCGGAAGCGCAGCGCCGGATGAACGCTATTTACTCGTGGCAGAAACTTGAGCTGCTGCTCGCGGCTAACCTTGTCAAGGGCGACGTCGTCGGGTGCCTGACCTTCGACGATCATCACCTCCCGGAGACCCGCGAGCAGGTCCGGAATAAATTCAAGTGGTTTCTCGACAAGCTCCGGGCAGCGCGCGAGGAACGAGGACAGAACCTCGTCATGTTCTGGTCGATCGAGCATCTGCACGGCGAGGGGCGCTGGCATATTCACATAGCCTGCAACGCTACCGGCAGCGACTACGAGGAGATGCTCCGGCTATGGGGGCAGGGTGAATGCGAGTTCAACGCGCTGCGCGTGGATAAGAAAAAGAACTATGAGACCTTGGCCCGGTACATGGCCAAGGAGGAACGGGACAAGGTCGGGCAGCGCTCTTGGAGCTACACCCGCAACGCCAAGAAGCCGGAAGTTGAGAGCTTCTCCGTGCGGGAGTTTACGCCGCTGCGCGTGCCGAAGGACACGACAGTGTTCGAGGACGTCCGCAGCCGCGGCGAATGGCAGTACATCAAATACGCTTATAACAACGCGCTTAAGGTTCGGCGGCACCGCAGACGCCGGTCGTAGATTGTGCCCGATTCGGGCACCGGAAAGTCTTTTTTATAAATTTTTTCTGGCTTGAAAACTATGTTATTAAAAGGGAAGGAGTGCTGAAAAGTATTGCAATCTCAAGACTTTTCTGTTAGACTAACAGTGAAAGACGGGTTCCTCCAGTGCCCGACTTGTCGCGGCAATAAAAAGCTGCTCAAGATCGAGCCGGACACGACGGCGACTAATCTGGTCGTCTTCTGCCGTTTCTGCAAAACCGAACATCGGATCGACATCAGTCGGGGCCAGTGCTTTGAGAGCCGGGGCCAGTGATAGACACATGAGTGTGTTTGTCGCTGGCCCCGGCTCTTTTTCGTTTCCCGGACAGCGCCGAGGCGATAGCCGGCGCACGGGGAAGAAAGGGCCGGGTGTCCGCGTATGAGTCAATCCTGGGCGAGAGGGTTCTACTCCGGCAAGGCGTGGCTGCGCTGCCGCGCTGCGTTCATCGCCAAGCGCCGAGCGATCGACGGCGGGATGTGTATGGACTGCGGCGAGAGGCTCGGCTACATCGCGCATCACTGGCCGGTCATGCTGACGGCCGCGACCGTCAACGATCCGGACATCGCGCTTAACCATGCAAATCTCCGCTGGGTCTGCAAAGAATGTCATGACAAGTATCCCGGGCACGGCGTCGCGCCGTCGCTTACGCCGCTGATCCGCTTCGACGCTGACGGCGACCCTATCCCCCCGTAATTTTTCTGCGGCTTCGGCCGCTCCTGACCGCCGCCCAGCATCGGGAGAATACACAGGGTCGCGCAAGCCCCCCCACCGAAAGCGCAAAAAACGGGCAGAAGAAAAATATCAACAAAGACCCCGCGCACATGAGGAAAAGCCGCGAAAGGAGGGCGAAAATGGGGCGAAATGCAAAGCCAAAGACCAAAGCTGACCGGATAAAAGCCGAGAAAAAACGACTTGAATCCATCTACCAGGACATAGACCCCGTTCGCCAGAAGCTCGCCGCTCCGCTCATCGAACGCGCCGCTTTCATGCGCATCGAGTGCGAGGATCTCGAAGCTGACATCAAGGAGCACGGCTGGACGGAGATGTTTACCCAGTCCGCCAACGTCGAGCCTTATGCCCGTGCCCGTCCGGAGGGGCAGAGTTACCAGAGCTTGAACGGGAACTACCAGAAGATCATCCGGCAGCTCGACTCCATGCTCCCCGCCGTTGCCGGCAACAGCGAGGACGACGGCTTCGGCAGTTTCGTCACGGGGCGTGATGACCCGTGACAAAGCGCAGGTCGTATCCCCTCACTTTCGCCCCGATACGCGAGTACTGGACGAAAATCGAGAGCGGGCAGGAAGTCGTCTCGCAGAAGATCTACCGGACGTACCGGCACATAGTCCGCCGCATGGACGGAGAAGGCTCGGAGTATTTCTACGACCCGCGGCGCGCTAACCACGTGATCGAGTTCGTCGAGAACTACTGCCGGCACTCCAAGGGCAAACTCGGCGGTCAGCTCATTCAGCTTGAGCTTTGGGAGAAAGCGATGCTCGCGACGGTGTTCGGCTTCGTCGACATCGAGGGCAACCGCCAGTACCGCGAGGCAATCCTGATCGTCGGCAAGAAGAACGGCAAGAGCCTGCTCGCCTCGGCGATAGGCCTGTACATGCAGCTTGCCGATTCTGAGCCCGGCCCGGAGGTCTATGCAGTCGCGACCAAGCGCGACCAGGCTAAGATCATTTGGTCTGAAGCAAAGCGCATGGTGCAGAAGTCCCCGACGCTGCTCAAGCGTGTACGGCCGCTCGTCGGCGAAATCGCCAGCGATTACAACGACGGCGTGTTCAAGCCGCTGTCCTCCGACAGCGACACGCTGGACGGCCTCAACGTTCATTGCGCGCTGCTCGACGAGATTCACCAGTGGAAGAACGGGCGGCAGCTGTACGACATCATTGCCGACGGTATGTCTGCCCGCGAGCAGCCGCTGCTGTTCATCACCTCGACCGCTGGCAAGATTCGTGAGGATCTGTACGACGAGAAGTACGAGGAAATCGAGCGGGTCATTAACGGCTATGACGATCCTGACGGCTATCACGACGACCGCCTCATCGCGTTCGTCTACGAGCTCGACGCCCGTGCGGAGTGGACAGACCCCGCCTGCTGGAAAAAGGCTAATCCCGGCCTCGGCACCATCAAGAGCTACAAAACCCTCGCAGAGAAGGTCGAGAAGGCCAAGGCAAACCCCGCGCTTGTCAAGAATCTGGTCTGTAAGGAGTTTAACATCCGCGAGACCAGCTCCGAGGCGTGGCTCACCTTTGAGGAGCTCGACTGCCGCGACACGTACAAGCTCAATCCCGCGGAGCGTATTTTTGTCTGGGTTCACGACGGCATTGAAAAGGTGCTGCCGTATCCGACCTACGGCATCGGCGGCGTTGACCTGTCGAGCACGACCGACCTCACGGCCGCCCGTGTCATCTTCCAGGTCCCCGGGTGTGAGAAGATCTTCTCGATCTCTATGTACTGGCTGGCCGAGGATCTTCTCACCAAGCGAGTCAACGAGGACAAGATCCCGTATGACAAGTGGCTCGACCGCGGGCTGGTTCAGCTCAGCCCCGGCAACCACGTTCACGCGAAGTACGTTAAGGAGTGGTTTGTCTACGTTCAGGAGGAGCTGGACATCTACATCCCCTACGTCGGATACGACAGCTGGAGCGCGACCTACTTCGTTGAGGACATGGCTGACTACTTCGGCAAGATGTCAATGATCCCGGTCGTGCAGGGCAAGAAGACGCTCAGTGAGCCGATGAAGCGCCTCGGCAATGACCTCGGCAGCAAGCGCATCATCTACAACAACAATCCGATCGACAAGTGGTGCCTGGCGAATACGGCTTACGACGAGGACGTTAACGGCAACATCCAGCCGCACAAGACCAGCAAGCCGACCCGCCGCATTGACGGCACGGCTGCGCTGCTGGACGCGTACACCGTGTTCCTGGACAAGCAGGACGAATACCGCGACCTGATCGCATAGGGAGTGATGCTTTGAGCATATTCGACAGATTTACAAATAAGACAATTTCCCGCGTCGACCTCGTGACTGAACGCGGCAACGGCTTTTTTGCATGGAACGGCAAGGCTTACCAGAGCGACATTGTCCTCTCCGCCATCCGGCAGGATGTGAAGGCCGTCGGCAAGCTGACGCCGAAGCACGTCCGGGAAAGCTTCACCGCCGACGGCAAGCGCAAGATCGACATAAATCCGGAGCCTTATATCCGTTTCTTGCTTGAGGAGCCGAACCCGTGGATGACGGGCTCGGTGTTCCGCGAGAAGCTGATGACTCAGCTCAAGCTCAACCAGAACGCTTTCGCGCTGATCCTGCGCGATGACAACGGGCTGCCGGTCAATATCTATCCGATATCGGCCTCCGGATGCGAGGCAATCTATGACCGCAGCGGTGAGCTGTTCCTCAAGTTCTTTTTCAACAACGGCAAAATTTTTACTTTCAGGTACACGGACGTGATCCACCTGCGGGACAACTTCCACAAGGACGATATCTTCGGTACGCCGATATTCCCGGCGCTCGAACCGCTGATGCAGATCGTGTCCGTCACCGACCAGGGCATTGTAAAGGCCGTCAAAAACAGCTCGGTCATCCGCTGGCTGCTGAAGCTTAACAGCTCGATGCGGAAGAAGGACGTTGAAGAGCAGGCGAACAGCTTCGCCAAGGCGTTTCTCGACGTTGAGAACGGCCGCGGAGTGGCCGCCGTCGACGCGAAGGCGGACGCTGTGCAGGTCAATCCGACCGACTACGTGCCGAACGCCGCGCAGATGGACCGAACCACGAAGCGCATTTATTCGCTTTTCGGAACTAATCAGAAGGTCGTTGACACCTCACGCAGCGAGGCCGAGTGGGGTGCCCACTTCGACAGCGAGGTCGAGTGGGTGCAGAACCAGCTCAGCGAGGAGTTCACCCGGAAGCTGTTTTCCCGCAAGGCGCGAGCCTTCGGGAACAAGATCGTATTCGAGGCGAGCGCTTGGGACTGCGCAAGCATGCAGACCAAGCTCAATCTCGTTTCACTCGTCGACCGCGGCGCTCTGACGCCGAACGAGTGGCGCGCTGCGTTCAACCTCGCGCCAGTCGACGGCGGCGATGAACCGATACGGCGTCTTGACACCGCGCCGACAAAGCAAATAGGAGAGGAGGCATCATCCGGTGAGAATTGATGTAAAGGGCACCATCGTCAGCAGCGATGAGGCCTGGATCTACGATTGGTTCGGAATCGAGAACACGAGCCCGAAGCCAATCAGGGACGCTCTGGCGAGGGCCAGAGGCGAGCCCGTTGACGTCTACATAAACTCCGGCGGCGGCGATATCTTCGCCGGGTCGGAAATATACTCTGAGCTCAGAGCCTACAAAGGGCCGGTCGCATTGCATGTGACCGGCCTTGCTGCATCTGCGGCCTCGGTGATCGCCTGTGCAGGCCCGTCGGACATCTCGCCGACGGGGATGGTCATGGTACATAACGTGTCCGGCAGCGCTGCCGGGGACTACCACACCATGGACAAGCACAGCGACGTCCTCCGCAAGGCGAACGAGACGATTGCCGCCGCCTATGTGGAGAAAACCGGCATGACGCTTGATGCGGCACTGAAGCTCATGGACGAGGAGACGTGGCTCTCCGCGGCTGACGCTGTGGAGAAAGGTCTGATCGACAAGGTCAGCGAGCCCGCCGTCCGTATCACAGCCGCCTGCTGCACGGTGCTGCCGGCGGAAGTGATCAACAAAATGCGCAACTCGATCAAACCGCCCGAGGGTGAGCCCGCGGACGATCTGATAAAAGCCAAGGCCAAACTCAAACTTTATGAACTGAAAGGAAGAACTCTCACATGAAGAAAGAAACCTATCTCCAGAAGCGCAGCGAGCTCATGAATCAGGCCCAGCAGCTTCTGGACGCCGGCGACACCGAGAAATTCGAGGATGTCACCAAGCAGATTGAAACCCTCGACAATGAGTACGAGGAGTCCAGCAAGCGCCAGGCGAACCTTGACGCGCTCAAGGACCGTGTCGCCGGCCCTGACTTCGCCGCCGCTGCTGCTAACCCGCAGTTCGGCAACGTGGTCGGCCGCTACGAGCAGGGCGCGCCCGACGACATGTACGACTCCGCCGAGTATAAGACGGCGTTCCAGGCATACGTCTGCCGCGGCGTCCCCATCCCGGCGAAGTTCTCCAATGCCGACCAGAACACCAAGACCAGCGATGCGTCCGTAGTCATCCCGACCACGACCGTCCAGAAGATCTATGAGGCGATGGAGCGCGTCGGCAACATCCTGCCGCTCGTCACCCGCACGAACTTTCCCGGCGGCATGTCCGTGCCCACCTCCAGCGTCAAGCCGACCGCGACGTGGGTCGCCGAAGGCGCAGGCTCCGACACCCAGAAGAAGCCCGTCTCTTTCATCTCGTTCTCTTACCACAAGCTGCGCTGCGCAGTCCGCGTCAGCTACGAGATGGACAACATGGCTTACGGCTTCTTCGAGGCCCAGATTGTGCAGAACATCGCCGAGGCGATAGTCAAGGCCGAGGAAACTGCCATCTTTAAGGGCACCGGCAGCGGCCAGCCCAAGGGCTTCCTGACCGAAACCGCCACGGGCAATATCGACATCGCCAACACCAAGCATATCTCTTACGACGATCTGTGCGCCGCCGAGGGCCTTGAAGAAGACGACGAGGCCATCTGGGTAATGACCAAGTCGACCTTTATGAAAGAGATTCAGGGCATGGTAGATGCCGACGGTCAGCCCGTCGCCCGCGTCAATTACGGCCTCAACGGCAAGCCTGAGTATTACATCCTCGGCCGCCGCGTCGAGCTCGTCAACAAAGCCTACATGGCTGACGCGAACCCCAATCCGACCGCCGACACCATCTGCGCCGCGCTCTACAGCTTCCGCAATTACATTTTTAACAGCGGCGTTGAGCTCCGCTTCCGCCGCTACACCGACGACAAGACCGACGATGAAGTTACCGTCGCGATCGAGGTCTGCGACGGCAAGAGCGTTGAGCATCAGAGCCTTATCACGCTGACCAACAAGAAGGCAGCGGGCGGCTAATGTGCCCTAATAGGGCACGTGTGCACGGGAGGTGCTTAAGTGGCGATTCTCGATGATGTAAAGCTCTCCCTCGGCGGGATCTCCCACACAAGGCTCGACAGCGAGATCGAGGCGGCTATAAACGCGGCCTGCCTCGATCTCCACATCGGCGGAGCGGAGAGCGTGGACAATGCCTGCAACGCCGACCCCCTCGTCGTTCAGGCTATTAAGAACTACTGCCGTTACTGGTTCAACTATCAGGGCAACGGCGAGTTCTGGTTCAGCTCGTACAAGGCGCTGCGTGATTCGATGGCGCTGTGCGGGCTCTACAACCGGGGTGACGACGATGAAGAGTAACCGGACACCGTTCACGGATCTGTGCAAGCTCATTGCAGTTAAAAAGACCTACGACGACGCGAACCACTACGAGACGGAGGACGTGCCGACCGAGGTGCTCTGCTCCGTCTCCCAGGGCGTCGGCCGCACAGAGTTTTACGAGGCTCTCAAAGCCGGCGTCAGGCTGTCCTTGGTCGTGGAGGTCAACGAGTTTGACTACGACGGCCAGACCGTGCTTGAGCACGACGGGCACCGGTACAGCATCGAGCGCACGTATCCGACCGGGTACGGCACACTTGAGCTGAGCTGCGCGGAGGTGACGCGATGACGATAGACGAACGCATCACCGCGGCCGTGACTCCGGTCGTGCCGGAGGTCGCGCCGCAGATCTATGAGGGCAGCGCCCTCACCTATTGCACCTACAACTATGACGAAATGCCCCAGCTGCACAGCTGCGGAAAGCCTCGGCGCATCACCTATCTGTGTCAGCTGCACCTCATGCTCCCGCTGGGCGCTGCTTCCGTGACTTTACGACGCGAGCTCTGCCGGGCGCTGTGGCATGCGGGCTTTACGTGGCCGCAAATCACCGACGCCTACGACGGCGACGGGCAGCACTGGGTATTTGAGTTCGAGGGCAAGGAGGCGCTGGAGGATGGCTAAGTTCTCCTCCGACGTCGGCCAGCTCATGCTGGACATGCAGCAGATCGCAGAGATCCCGGAGGACGTGATCGACGAGATGCTTCAGGCCGGCAGCAAGGTCGGCGTTGAAGCGATGCGCCGGTCGCTGCGCCGGATGGGGCTCGTCAAGACCGGGCAGCTGATGAACAGCATCGTTGCAGTGCGCAAGACCGGGAAGGACGGGCGCATCTACTATCTGGCCTACCCTAAGGGGAGGCGCAAGGCCGAGCCGCACGTGCTCTCGGTCTCCAATGTTAACCGGGTGAATCCGCTGCACACCTACGCCAAGCCGCCGACTAACAACGACGTCGGCTTTGTGTGGGAGTTCGGCGCCCCGAAGCGCGGCATACAGCCGCGGCAGTGGATGCGCACGGCTAACGAAGAAAGCGCGGACGACGTAGTCGCCGCGGAGTTCAAAGTTTATGATGATTGGCTCAAATCCAAGGGATTTTAGAAAGGACTGACACATGGCTAACGAAAAACATTATGTACCGTATGGCCTGAGGGACATCTGGTTCGGCGAATACTCGTACTCTGACGGTGCGATATCCTACACCAACCAGCAGGTCCTCGGCCGCGGCATCACGGCGACGTTCGACCTCAAGTTTGCCGAAGGCCGTCTCTACTCCTCCGGCGCGCTGAGCCGGTACAAGAAGAAGCTCACCGGCGGCTCGATCTCGCTCAACGTCGAGGATCTCCCGCAGAGCATACAGAAATCCATTTTCGCCGCGACCGAGTACAGCCGCAATGTCGGCACCGGCAGCAGCACCGCAGTCAAGAGCATCGGCTACAACCGCAACAGCGGCGGCCGCTACGTGGGCATCGCAACCTACGTCCCGGCAGACGAGGCATCCGGTGACGGCTACATCGGCGTGTTTGTACACAAGGCAATGTTCGGCCCGCCGAGCATGTCTTACCAGACCGAAAACGACAGCATCCAGTGGACGACCCCGACCACGACGGGCGAGTTCGTCGACCCCGACGGCACTCAGAGCGACGGCTCCCCGTGGTCTCAGATCGAAATCGCGGAGTTTGCCACCGAGGCCGCGGCGCTGGCATGGTGCAAGGCCTGTCTGGGGGTGACCGGATGAGCGACATCAGAAGCGTAATCATGCCCAAAACGATTGACGGCAAGGTCTACCCCCTGACCGTCAACTACAACGTCATCGCCGATATACAGGCGGAGCTCGGCGACCTCCGGGAGCTGCTCAAGCCCTCGAATTACCTCAAGGTCGCTTCCGTCGCGCTGGCGGCAATGCTCAACGAGGCCGCTTATCAGATGAAGCGCCCGGAGCGCTTCGACTCTCGCAGCGTCGCGCAGTATTTCCCGCCTATCACGGACATGGCAGCGGCGACCACCGAGGCCGTTGAGATCGTCAAGTTCGTGCTGGACGCGATGATCGACCCGGAAGAGGCCGGGGACGCGCCCGAAGGGAGCGCCGAAAAAAACTGAGCTCCGGCGCACTGCCGGAGCTGAAAATTGATTTTGCGCAGGCGCTCGCGGTCTGGCTGATGCGGTTCAACGGCACGGAGGAGAGCTTCTGGCACGGGCTCTGCCCGCGCCGCCTGAACGCTCTGTGCAAGGTGCTGCTGCCGCAGCAGCGCCCCCAGCCGCTCCAGAGCCGTGATAAACCGTCTGCGCGCGAGTTTTTCCTCGGAGGTGATTAAGTGCCAGATCGCAGCATAAGAACAAGATTCGAGCTTGAGGGGGAAAAACAGTATAAGCAAGCCATATCGGAGATCAACAGCGGTGTCAAAGTCCTTGACTCCGAAATGCGGAAACTGTCTGCCACATTCGAGGGTGAAACGGGAAGCCTTGACTTTCTTGAACGAGAGTATGACATCCTCAACCGCAAAATGTTATCACAAAAGGACTCCGTTGAAACTTTGCGGCAGGCCGTTAAGGACGCCGGGCAGGCATATAAAGAGTCTGACCCCCGTTTGCAGCAATGGATCATCAGACTTAATGACGCAGAGGCTGCTCTGGCGAAGACCTATGGAAAACTCGGCGATGTTCAAGCGGCTATTGATAATGATTTTATCGACACTCAAACCGTCTACGTCAAGGAGCTTTCCGAGGAAGTAAAGGTCTTTGATTCTCAACTGGGGTTGCTCGATAAAACTTATAAGGACAACGCCGACAGCGCTGAGTACTTAAGCCAGAAACAAGAGATTCTCAAGACCAAAATTGACAACCAGGCCGAAGCTGTTGATGTTCTCGAGGCCGCCCTCAAAAAGTCTATTGAGATTCACGGGAAAAGCGCTCAGCAAACACGCGACCTTCAAATTGCGCTTAACTCCGCAAAAGGTGAGCTTATCGAAACTCGGGCAGCCGCTGACGATACGGCAACGGCTATAGAGGAGCTCAACAAGCCCGTAGAGGAGACCGTACCAGAGATGAAGTCCCTCGGTGATGTTCTCGACACCGTCGCTGACAAGCTCGGTATCAAGCTGCCGGACGGTATCTCTAAGTTCACCGGCGGGCTCGGCAAAATCCCGGCTTCCACTGCCGCGGCGGCAGCCGGCGTTGCCGCGGTCGTCGCGGTCGTCATTAAGCTCGAGAAAAAGCTGATGGACGTCACCAAGGAGACCGCGGCAGCGGCTAAGGAGCTTGAGGCGCTGTCCTTGCAGACCAGCGTCAGCACGACGGACTTGCAGGCTTTCCAGTATGCCGAGGATTTTATCGGCGTCAGTTCCGACCAGCTCGCCGATTCGCTTAAAGACTTAACCACAAAGATGTCCGACGCGGCGAACGGCAACGAGGAGACCGCCGCGAAGTTTGACCAGCTCGGCGTATCAATCTACGACGCACAGGGCAACCTCCGCAGTTCCTATGACGTGTTTCTCGACGTGATAGACGGACTCGGCGAGATGAGCAACCAGGCAGAGCGCGACGCGCTGGCCATGAGCCTTATCAACGAGAGCGCGCAACAGCTCAACCCGCTTATTGAGCAGGGCTCCGGTTCGCTGAAGAAGTACGCAGCCGAGGCCGAAAACGTCGGCTACATCCTCAGCAATGACCAGTTGAAGGCGCTGACTGACGTCGACGAAGCACAGAACCGGCTGCTTAAGTCTCAGGAGGCCGTCAGCAAGCAGATCAGCGCAGAGTACGCGCCGTATATGTCCGACGCTCTCAATGAGACACGCGAGCTCATAGAGAAGGTCGGCACAGCGCTTATCGACTCCGGTGCGGTCGATGCTTTCGGTTCGATACTGGACAGCGCTATCTCCCTGCTTGAGCCGCTGAGCGATCTTGTTTCCGACCTGCTGCCGCCGCTCGGCGTTCTTCTGCAAGGCGTCGCCGGGACTATCGCGTGGATCGCGGACACGATCAATCTGATCGTCGGTCTGCTGACGCTCAACGGCGACCGGATCAGCACCGCGCTCGGGCTCAACCCGAACAAGGCTTCAAACATTCAGAAGGCGCTCTACGGCGCGGACTACAAAACAGAGAGCTACTACGACTCGACCGGCAACTACTACGACCCGACGACCGGCCAGTGGACAGGCAACTACTTTCACAACGCCGGGGGCAACGACAACTTCCCCGGAGGGCGCACAAGGGTCGGCGAGAACGGCCCGGAGACCGTTTACCTGCCGCAGGGTACGGTCATTGCCAACGCGCAGGAGACGCGCGCTGACGGCGGCTACGACGCGCCTGTCAACGTCTACATTGAGGCGCGGACGATTCAGGAGTTCAACGACATTATCGAGATAGTGCGCGACGCCCAGCGCGTCCGCCGGATGAAGGGAGCGCCGAGATGAGCACGACACTGACACTGACCGCGAACAAGTCGGCGGCGGTGGCTAAAGTCTGGGGTGACACCAATGTGCATACCGGTGACATCTTTGACTTCCCGTGGTACTCGGATGATAGTACCTACCCGGACGCCAACTATTATATCTATCTCGGCTTCAACGCCCCATCGGAAGCTTACAAATACCGCCCCATTCTCTCGGCGATCTTCAAGTGCGGAGCCGGGAAGAGCCTTTCGTATTGTCAAACTTTCCTGAAAGGTTTGCAGCAAAGCTTCAACGAAGACAGCGTCAATTACTCAAATCAACCTGCCATAGATTCAACACTTCAGGGCTCCTTTCATGTCGGCTCATACACGACCATAGAGTGGAACCAGACTGATTTGAAACCGGATGGAGCCGCTCTTGCCGCAGTATACGGGCTCCGTTTGGATTGCCGAGTATCCCGAATGAGCGGAGCTTCCTCAGCAATTGCTCGCTTTGCAAGTTCGAGACATGCCGAGAAAGCCCCCGTTATCATTGCAACCCTCGGCGACTCGGACGTCACCGCTGTAGTATCTCCGGTTTCCCCCGCCGCAGGCAGCTTTGTTAACAGGGCCGAAAAGGTCTCGTTTATGGCCAGCGTTGGGAATAGTGCCATATCGTTCGCGGCGCTTTCCGCCCAGAGTGCCACTCTTGAATATCGCACCGCAGGCGCGACCGCTGTCACCAGCAAAACTGCCGTTGTTTCTGCTTCCGGCATAAGTTATACCGCCCCGGCCAACCTGTTCGCGTCCGGCAACTATGAATATCGGTTCAAAATAGTCGACAATTTAGGCCGCGCTGCATATTCGGCGTGGACGGCTTTTACAACCGCTGACACCATTCCTGTCGCGACGCCGCTCAGCCCCGACAGCTCCCTCGAAGACGGCACACGGGCAATCACATTCCGCTGGATGCACAGCAACGAGAGCGGCAGCGCTCAGACCAAGGCAGAGCTACAGAAGAGCGCTGACGGCAGTGCATGGACAACGCTCGGCACTGTGACGGGCGCAGCCAATGAGTACGCCGCCCCGGCCGGTACATTCACCTCCGGGACATGGTACTGGGGAGTACGCACCTACAACCTCGACGGCGCTGCCGGAGAGTGGAGCGCCGCGCTGTCGTTCGTAGTCGTCGCAGGCCCGACCAAGCCCGTGATCGTAGTCAAGGACGCCTCCCCGCGGCCTCTCATAAACTGGCAGACCAGCGAGCAGAGCGCCTCTCAGCTACAGCTTGACGACATCATCGACGTCACCGAGTACGGCAGTGAGAAGACGTGGCGCTGCCCGGTCTACCTCGACAACGGGGCGCATACATTCCGCGTCCGCAGCCAGAACAGCTATGGACTGTGGAGCGAGTGGGGCAGCGCGACCTTTACCGTCAGCCACACCGCGAGCGGGGCCGTCGTTCTCACGGTCGACGCGGATCACCGCGCGGAGCTGTCATGGAATTACGCCGGGAGCTGGACTGAGTTTGTGATCTATCGCGACGGCGTCGCGATAGCTAAAACGACGGACTACAGCTATACGGACGATTACTCCGTCGGCACCGTGAGGTATCAGGTGCGCGCCTGCGCATCGGACGGGACTTATAACTATTCCCTCTCGAATGAGGTCACGGTGTCCGTCATGCCTAAAACCGTCATGCTGTCGGCTTTAGGCTCCGGAGAATGGCTGTTTTTAAGGCTCTCCACGGCACAGCACAGGACGAACACCATCAAGGCCTCGCGCACATTTGGCCTGACGCATCTGTCCGGGCGGAAGTTCCCGGAGGCAGAGCTGACAGAGTTCTGCGACCGGTCGATATCCGTCAGCTACGCGACGGACGACGAGGCCGAAAAGGCCGCGCTGGAGGCCCTGATGGGCTCCCCCGTCTGTCTCAAGACGCCGGGCGGCAAGATGGTCATAGGAATCCTCGACACGCTCAGCGAGACGGAGAGCATGTTCTACAGCTCTTACAACTTCGCCGTGAGCCAGATGCACTATCCGGAGGAGGTCGACCTCGATGCGTGAGACGCGATACAAACTCAACGCGCTGCGCAATGGGGCGTTTCTTGCGGAGCTGCTCTTCTCCCCGGACGACGCGCCGAACATCAAGTTTGCCGCTGACGGTGAAATAAAGGGCAGCTTCTCCGGAGCTATTATCCCCGATGAGCGGTTCAATCTGCTCCGCGACGAGCTTCAGCCGATGATCTTCACCGGCACCGGCTGGAAGAGCCTGGGCATCTTCCGCCCAACAACTCCGACGCTGCAAGGCAGCACGACCGGAGAACGGCAGCAGATCACCGCCTACGACCGCGGCTGGATACTGAAGAATGACCGAATTGAAAGCCGCCTATTCATCGCGGCCGGGACGAACTATATAACCGCAGCTGAGCAGCAGCTCGCGGCGGCAAACATAGCCCGGACGCGCATCATCCCCAACGCCTCCACGCTTCCGGCTGACCGTGAGTTTGAGCCGGGTACAACGAGGCTCGACATTATCAACACTCTGATGGGCGAGATCGTATACCGCGACGTCTGGTTTGACGGCGACGGGCTGGCGCATCTTGAGCCTTACGCCGCCCCTGCCGTTGAGAGGATCAAGCACCGGTACAGCTCTCGAAACATTCTGCGAGAGCCTATGGCCCCGGATTACAGCGCCGGGACGGACATCTTTTCCGCGCCCAACGTGTTTATCTGCACCTGCGCGAACGCCGACCGGAGCGCGACTCTGACAGCGACCGCAGTTAACGACTCCCCGGTGTCTTCCAAAAGCACCATCAGGCGCGGGATGCGCATCTGTCAGCAGGTCAAGGTCAATGAGATCGCCGATCAGGCAGCGCTTGACGCTTACGCGAAGAGGCTCGTTACAGAGTCCCAGCTGAGCACACAGACGGTCGAGTTTTCCACACTGGCCGAGGCCGGGCACGGTGTCGGGGACATTATCGCGATAGATCACCCGACCATCGGGGGAATTTATGAGGAGACCGGCTGGAGCCTCACGCTCCGCGCCGGTGAGCTCATGAAGCACACTGCGAAAAGGACGGTGCTGTAATGGATGAGTTCTTCAACCTGTCCGCCGCCGAGGCGGAGCGTCCGCAGTTCCTAATTGCCACGGTCGGCGCTGTCGCGACCGACGGCGTGACGCTGATCTTCGCGGGCGAATCCGCACCGTCGACAAAAAAGTACAAAGGCAACGCCGCTCTTACGCTGAAGGCCGGGGATCGTGTGAAGCTGTCCTACGACAGCGGCACGTACCTGATCGACTACGTGATCGGCGTGCCGAAGTCCGGATAAGGAGGTACACCATGCTGACTATCCTTCAGGGGGACGCGCTGAGCGTCCCGATATTCATCAAACTTAACGGCATAGAAGTGACTGACGCCGATATACAGGCGGTCAAGGTCACGATGGGCGGCATTGAGAAGCGTTATCCCGGAGAGATCACATACGACTCCGGCCGATTTCTCTTCCCACTGACGCAGGAGGAAACGCTGGGCATGACGCCGGGCGTCAACGAGGCGATAATCCGCCCAAAGTTTTCCGCCGAAAGCCTCCGCGGGGCGAGGATAAAAACCGCCTTCAGCGTGATCGCCTCTCCCGACAAGGAGGTGCTGTGATGGGCTGCTGCGGGCTGACCGTCGAGCTGATAGACGAGGCCCTGACCGTTGAGCTCGGCCCCGCCATCGTCGGCAGCGGCGGAAGCATCCATGACTATTATGACGGCGCGTATGACGTCGAGCCGCTCCGGACGGCACAGGTGCTGGAGACCGAGGGGCTCGTCATGCGCAAGGACGTGAACGTCCGGGGCGTCACCTTTCAACAGACCACCAACGCCGCCGGAGGGAAAACCTGCAACATAGGAGGTGCAGATAACTAATGGGAAACAGTAAAATAATTTTTTACGGCGAGACCCTGATGGATCTCACCGGCGACACCGTAACCAAGGAGAAACTGCTCAAGGGCATCACCGCGCACGACAAGGCCGGTGACCCCGTCATCGGCACGTGTGAGTTTGACAGCGACACAAGCGACGCCACCGCGAACGTGGACGATCTCCTCGCCGGTGAGACCGCTTACGCGCGCGGCGCGAAGCTTACCGGCACCATGCCAAACCGCGGCGCTGCGGCCGGGGAGATTGCCTCCAAGGACGGCGAGTACACCATTGAGCTCGGCTACCACGACGGCAGCGGCAAGGTCGGCATAGCCGCCGCGGAGAAGCTGAAGCTCGTCGCCGGGAATATCAAGAAAGATGTGACGATCCTCGGCGTCAAGGGTACCTATGGCGGCGAGAGCGTCAACGCGCAGAGCAAGAACGCGACCCCGGCCAAGACGGCACAGACGATCCTTCCCGACGAGGGTTACGACTACCTCTCCGAGGTCGTTATTGCCGCCGTGCCGTACACCAGCGCTGCGAACGCTGCCGGAGGTATGACCGTCACGATCGGAGCCTGAGCATGGGAAACAGTAAGATCGTCTACTATGGCGAGACGCTGATCGACCTCACCGGCGATACCGTCGAGGCTGCGAAGCTCCTCAAGGGCGTCACGGCACACGACAAGAAGGGTGAGAAGATCACCGGCACGTTTGAGGCGGCCGACCCCTACGCGATTATCGGCGTGACGTATCCGGAAGGAAGCGTCTGCACCTGTTCAAATGGCAGCGTGACGCTGACAGCAAAGGATACAACCGGTAAAGCACTATTCGTTATCCCCTCCGCCGGGACATGGACGGTCAAGGCTGTAAACGGCAACAAGAGCGCGAGCAAGGCCGTCAGCATCACTGCTGAGGGGCAGGTTGAGACTGTGACGCTGACGTATGAGCTGATCCTGTTTGACAATGGTATCATAGGTGACGTCAAGTGGGATGCTTCTAAAGTCGACGACGCTACTTATTGTACCAATAGCGTTTCTGACGTAATTTGGCTGTCGGGAATAGTCTATGATAATGGGGTGATTTTTGTAGCTCCTTCAGCAACACGAGGCATCTCATCAGCAATTGACTTGACAAATTATAACAAAGTAAATGTTCGTGTAAAACAAGTCTTAAATAACGCTGGCACAGCAAAAATTTATGTTGGCGCAAGTGCTTTGGGAGATCAGATCGCCACAGCAAATATCGCACTTACGGATGGCCAGATATCCAGTTTGGACATTTCTTCCGTAACTGAGAGCAAGTATATTTCTATATACGTTCGTCCCACTGGCGGCACTTATGGTAATAAAATAGATGTAAAGTTTGATAAGATTTGGCTTGAATAAGGAGGGATAACATGAAAATCTACATCGACACAAATGACGGATTCAAGTGTTATACCACCGATACTGGCGGCTTGCTCGAATATGAAGAATCATTTTTTGATGGCAAATGCTCTGAGTTTATAGAAAGCTATCGGTGCAAGCCTGTTGGGTATGAGTGGATAACTGAAAACGGTGAAGTTATTCAAGCCGATTGCAAGCTTGTAGCTCCATGGAAGGACTTGAGCGAAGCATATATGGCACAGGCGGCATATGTGGCAGAACAGAATGCACAGTACGAAGCGGCATTGACCGCCATCGAAAACGCGTTGGAGGTAACGACATGACCATTGAAGAGAGAGCAGAACGGTGTTTGACTCGTATCGCCGAGATCAAGCAGGGTGGTAGCTCTGCTGAAGCTGAGGACATGCGCGCCGCACTTGACCTGCTGGGCGTGGTGAATGAGGAGGAGACGGCATGAGTTATCTTAGCAGCGCACAGAAGCTTCGCGCGGCGATGGACACCGCGGGGAATGCCCTCTCGGACGCGCAGGCGCGCACCTGCAAGCTTATCTATCAGCAGTGGTCTAATCTCATAGGCACGACCGCAACGCCGGGGCAGCGCTTCCTGCACGGCGACACGCTATATAGAGTTCGCACCGACGCGTCGGAGCACACATTCAGCGCCGAGTGGGTGCCGGGCGTGCCGACCGCTGCACTCTACGAAGCTATAGACGAAGAGCACAGCGGCACGATTGACGATCCTATCCCGTTCACTCAGCCGATGGAAATTTTCAACGGTAAGTATTACAGTCAGAACGGCAAGGTCTATCTCTGCACACGCGACAGCGGTAAGCCGCTCGCGTTCAACCTCGCCGATCTGGTGGGACTCTATGTAACGGAGGTAACTGAGTAATGGACGATGAGAAGACCGACAGCGGTTTATTGACGGAAGATGCCCGAGAGAGCATAGACCCGACAGGGTGGCTGCTCTCAAGATTTACGACAGTGACATAAGGAGGGCACCATGGGAATTGTTGACAATGCCGTGACTCGCGCGCTTGAGATCGCAGTGGACGACAGCCACGGCTACGACCAGACAAGCCGCTGGGGGCCTGACTACGATTGCAGCAGCCTTGTAATAGACTGCTTCAAGAGAGCGGGACTGCCTCTCAGCTGCACTTACACGGGCAACATGCGCGGAGATATGCTGCGCTGCGGCTTCGAGGACGTGACGGGCAGCGTCAACCTCAGCACCGGCGCGGGGCTTGAGCGCGGGGATGTGCTCCTGAACCACATCCATCACACCGCCCTGTATATAGGCGGCGGGCAGATAGTGCAAGCAAGCATCAACGAGTACGGCACTACGACCGGAGGGCAGACCGGCGACCAGACCGGGCGCGAGATATACACGCGCGGGTACTACAATTACCCGTGGGACTGCGTACTGCGGTATACCGGGGCAGAGAGCGCGGACAATCCGGGGAGCACGCCGGCCGCCGCGTACTGGCCGCCCCGGCTGCTCCAGTACACGCCGGGGCTCCGGCTCATGGTCGGCCCGGACGTGCGTGCGGTGCAGGCGCTGCTCCTCTGCCGCGGGTATAACCTGGACGTCGACGGAGAGTACGGTCCTGCGACTGCTGCGGCGGTCGGGCGCTTCCAAACGGCCTCCAGGCTTGACACGGACAGCGAGTGCGGCCCCAGAACATGGGCGGCGCTGCTGGCACTTCCGGGAGGTGATGCGGCATGAGATAGAACCGCCCGGAAGCCAAACATAATACGGAGGACATTAAAAATGTCAGAAGCAATAGCGTGCGCCATAATCGCCGGGATCGTTTCAGTCCTCGGCACCTGGCTCGCGAATCGCAGGAGTCAGGCCGTCTTTCAGGCGGTCATTGAAACAAAATTCGAGGAACTCAGCAAGCATGTCGAGAAGCATAATCAGGTCATCGACAGAACCTATGCGCTGGAGACTCAGGCTGCCCTCATGGACGAGCAGATTCGGGTCGCCAACCACCGCATCGCTGATCTGGAAGCGTTTCACAAACCGTAAATGTGCCCGAATCGGGCACAAATCGAAAGGAGTCAAAACATGGAAATAGTAGGCATAGCGAGCGTGGCGGCGATCACCGTCATCGCATATCTTATCGGCGAGGTAGTCAAGGCAACCGGCCTTGATAACAAATGGATCCCCGTCATCTGCGGGGTCTGCGGCGGCGCGCTGGGAGTCGTGGGCATGATGATCATGCCGGAGTTCCCGGCGACGGACTACATAACCGCCGTCGCCGTCGGCATCGTGTCCGGCCTCGCAGCTACCGGCGCTAATCAGATCGTCAAGCAGCTGGGCAAGTCCGAATAAATATTAACAGGGTCTGACGCAAACCGCGTCAGACCGCACAGGAGGAGCGTTGCCGCGCTCCGGGCTTGCCGGCCGATATTGATATGACGATATCGGCAGAGCTGCGCGAGCAGCTTTTAAGACCGCATAGCAAGCCCAGTCTGTCGTTTCCGCGAGAGCTCAGAGAGCAGCTGGAACGCGACTGCGGCTTCACCGATGATGAAATCACCGTCCTGCGTCTCTGCGGGCGCGGATGGTGCTATGCAAGGATCGCCGACGAGCAGCATTGCAGCGTCGAGGTCATCAAACGGCGGGTGCGGTCGATTAAGAATAAGATAGCGAACTTATAGCACAGAACGCAGCAGGTTCAAGCCTGCTGCGTTCTGTGCGCTTCAATATCCCTTTTAATGAGCGTCTTAATGTACTCTCCCACGGGCAGCCCCTGTGCTTCAGCAGCGTCCTTAACAACGTCTCGCGTGAGCCCGTCGCGGCCGTCCTTCCGAAACTGAATAGTAACGGCGTCGTAGGTCTCGCGCTTATGGTTCCGGCGGTACTCGGTGCCCTCGGTCTCTTCCCAGGTTGATTTAGTCGACATCGCTTTCAAAGTCCTTTCCGTCGTCGAACTCGACGCCGTTTTCAACGAGACAGAGCGAGCAGAACAGGCTGTCGTTAGGCGTGTTCATCATCTGAACAAGGTGGTACCCCTCGACCTTCCGGAGCCGCTGCGCGATGTCTCGCGTGTCCTGCGCGCTGATGTGTTTGATGCCCAGCTCTGCGGCGGTCTCTCTCAGAGAGACGATGCGCATATCCTGCGACTTCTCGATCATTTTGTTAACTACATTCTCTTTAAACTCTTTCATTTCCTTTTCTCCTTTTCTTTTACTTGGGATGGTTTAAGTATACCACCCCAAGTAAAAGAAGTCAAGTATTTTTTTGAAGTTTTTCAAAAAAACTTTCGCACGAACTGTACACCAAGAGACGCTCAAACGTACACGTTTGGGCGGCTTTCGTGCATTAGAATATAAGCAGACAGGAGGTGTCTGTGTGTACGATTATAGCAACCCCATGATGGGGAGACCTCAGCTGCAGCCCATGACACGGGGCGGTTTTGACAGCGGCGTGATAGTGTTTGTCCCGGCCGTGGAGGATATAGAGCGCGTCCCGGTCATGTCGGGCGAGAAAGTCTATGTAATGGCCATGAACGACGCCGTTATCGCCTGCCGCACCGGCGGGAATATGGGTACCGAAACGACCTTCTGCAAGATGGAGGAGTTCGTCCCAGCACCGGCTCCGAAGCCGGAGGATTATATAACCAAGGCCGATCTTGAGGACATCCTGTCGCGCCTCCTTACGCAGCAGTCAGCAGGTCAGGCCCCGGCGAAGGGAGGCAAGAAAAGTGAGTAATCCCTTTTTCAAAGGGTCGAAAAGCCCCACTTCCGCGCCGTCCTCCTCGCCGCTTGCGCTGCTCGCAGAGTTCAAGCGTTTTGCAAAAAACGTAACCCCGCAGCAGGCCGAGGCGGAGATCAACCGGCTCCTCTCCAGTGGGCAGATGAGCCAGCAGGAGTTTGAGTATCTCAAGGGTGCAGCCAAGCAGTTTATGACTTTCCTGAAATAATCCGGGTCGACACGGTTTATATAACTCTGAAGAAAGGAGGATCCACATGGAAAACTTTTCTCTTTCGGACATCAAGAGCGTTCTCGGCGACGGCGACGGTTTCGGCGGCGGCTGGTTCCTGATCGTCGTGCTGTTCCTGTTCATGATCGGTTTCGGCCGTAATGGATTCGGCGGACAGAGCGACTTCGGCCAGTACGCGACCGCGGCCTCGCAGCAGCAGATACTGTTCAACCAGCAGTTTGAAGCGCTCAACCAGCGCCTCGCGAATCTGGGTAACGGCATCTGCAATCTCGGCTATGAGATGCAGGGGAACATCAGCCAGCTCGGCAAGGAGATGGCCCTTGCGCAGAACGGCACGAACGCGACCATCACGCAGACCGGCAACTCTATTGAGCGTCAGATCTGTAACTTGGGCGCGAATATCGACGCAAAGTTCGCCGCGCTCGAAAAGTCGCAGCTTGAGCAGCGCATCTCCGAGCAGGCGGCGCAGATCGCGCGCCTCGAGATGGACAACCGTCTCTTCGGCGTCGTGCGCTACCCGAACGGCTATACCTACAACGCGGGCAACTCCCCGTTTTGTGGGGGCGGCTGCGGCTGCTGCGCATGACCCCAGATGATTAACCGCTATTAACAGCGTCAGGCCCGGACGGCAGCCGCTGTCCGGGCATCACTTATGAAAGGAGCATTACTATGTCTTGCAATCAGAGACTTAAAAACTCGCACTACAAGAGCGCTCAGAACGCTTACAATAATACGCCCCAGGCGTTCATCGCATCGGGCACCCCCGTCAATGTCCTCGGTATCCTCAACACCGATACCGGCTGCTCGCTGGAGACCGTGACGGGCGGTTTCGTTGTCAATAACGGCGGCCTCTACCGCATCAGCTACGACGTGATCTTCACCGCAAGCGGTGCCGGCGTCGCAGAGCTGAAGGCGCTCAAGGACACTGTCGCGCTCCCCTGCGCTGATGCGCAGATTACGACCGTGGCCGACAACGTCTACACGCTGCACATTGAGACGACCGTTTACATCCCCGTGTGCTGCAACGGCACTCCAACCATCAGCGCAGCGATCGGCGGCGTTGCCGGTACGATCAACCACGTCTGCGCCAGCATGGTCAAGCTGGCCTAAGTTGGGGGCTGAACCATGGGAATTACCTGTGAAGCCCTCGACAAGGAGATAAGCGCGCTCAAGGCCGGGAAGATGACTTGGGACACGGTCAAGCAGCTCAACCTGCTTTTGGACCTCCGCGCCAAGCTCGGCGACGACGCCCACACCAGCGAGCGCCTGACCGACAGTGAGCTGCGCGCATGGCTCCAGCACATGGACAATGCCGACGGCTCGACCGGCCAGCACTGGACGGAAGACCAGACCGCCAGCATCGCCGCGGCGATCGGCGTGACGTTCGACCATGTCACGGCCGAGGAGTTCTGCGCTGCGATGAATATGATGTACTCGGATTACTTCCCCGTTGGCGTCAAATACGGCGTCGACCGGCCGGAGTTTTACGCGGATCTCGCCAAGGCGTTTTTGTTCGACAAGGACGGTCCGGCACCTTCGGAGAAGCTCGCCAAGTACTATCATGAGGTCGTAAAATAGGGGCGGTTTATGCCCCCCATTATGCCCCCCAAAGGGTATTTACGCCCCCCATTATGCCCCCCAAAATCTGGGTAAATTTGGGGTGTTTTGAGACCGTTTGACGAAACATAAAAACCCCGGAACCATTGAGATTCCGGGGTTTTTCCTTGGAGCTGCTACCCAGATTCGAACTGGGGACCTCATCCTTACCAAACTTGCGCCCCCGAGTCTTTAAGTGACTGCGCTGCAATGCGTTAGGCCTTGTCTATCTCAGTTGTCCCCTCAATGCTGCCCCTCAAGTGTTTAAAGCTATCATTTACGTTCTGGAGCGCATCGGCAGGGGCATTATCAAGCAGATGGGCGTAAACGTCGAGCGTGAGCTTGACGGAGCTGTGTCCGGCCAGATACTGAACCCGCTTAAGCGGTGTGCCGCTGAGGATAAGCTCGGTTATATATGTATGTCGGAGCTGATGGGGCGAAAAGTGAAAATCGAACGCTGCGCAGTAGCGCCGGAACGGCACTTTATCCCCAAGCTTCAGACGGACGCAGACCTCTTTTCCGGTGCGCGCGCTGGTGTATGTCACCGGGCGAACTTCCCGGCTGGTTACGGCTTCCCATGCGCGGCGGTAGGCCGATTCACTATACGGTCGCCCGCCCTCGATATGGCAGACATAGTCACCCTCGTGCGGCAGAGTGCGCAGCGCATCTCGCAGCAAATCCGGAACCGGGATATTGCGCTCGGCGGCGTCGCTTTTTAGCTGTTCGGACACAACGGGCTGATTCGACTCCCAGCGAATGGCGCGACGAACCTCGATGTATGGCGCGGCATCGTCGAGATGCACGCAGTCCCATTGCAGCGCGAAAGCCTCCTCGCGCCGCAAGCCGCAGAGCAAACAGAGCAGAATAAACGGATATATCCGCTCGTCCTTAAGCTCCTCCAGCACGGTGCGCTGCTGCGCCTGAGTAAGCGGCTTTTTCTCGACGGCTTTCCGGCCTCCGGCCTTGATATTGCGGCAGGGGGATTTTAGAATCAGGTCGCTGTCCTCCGCCGCACTGAATACCATTTTAAGAGTCGTCACGATCTTCTGCTGTGTCGATTTGCTCAGCGACCCCGCGGCTGCCATAACGGCCTTGATATCATCCGGTTTGACCTCGGCAAGGAGCATGTGCCCGATCACCGGGCAGATGTGATTATTTATCGCGTTCTTGTGGTTCGCGCGTCCCTTGGGCGACAGGTTGACCGTGTTCAGCTCATACCACCGGGCGGCGTACTGCCAGACGTGCAGCTGCCCGTCCATGCCCATCGCGTCAAGCTCGGCCTGACGCCAGTCGGCTTTTTCGCGCGCAATGGCCTTCGTCTTGCCCCAGACCTCAATATCCCACTTGCCGGTGACAGGGTTCCGCAGCCGCTTTCGATATGCGTCGCGGCTTTTGCTGTAATAAAATTCAGGCGCGTCTTTGCGCGGCATGTTTTCCCTCCCTATAAATTGACCTGTGCCCTAATTGGGCACAGGCTGTAATCTGTTAATATCCTGCTTTTGCGACGCCGTACTCGGCTTGTTCCTGAGAGAATCCCTCATATTTGAGCTGGTCAATCAGCCCTGACTTTGAGAACGAGGAGTGTTCCAGATACGACTCCGCGCACTTTGCTGCCTGTTCGTACCAGTCAGCGCCGCAGTTGTCGGCAGCAAACAGAGCTTCGGCATGAGTATACCCCTCATATTCGAGCTGTCCGATCAGGCCGGTGTACGAGAAAGACGAAGACCGCAGGTATGACAGCGCGGACTTGAGCGCGTTTTCCTCCCCAACGGTCTCGGCTGCTCTTAGCTTAGCCGAGGATGTCGAGTCGCCGGACGATATTTCATCGAAATAAGTCAGAACATCGTAAGAGACTGCCCCGTCGCAGAGCTCAATCAGCGTATGCAGTCCCGCGTTCCCGTTGCTGTTGCGGAACGCCACGAAATCATTGTCATTGACAACAAGAATGTTAATGACAGGGTCGGTGCAGCCGTCGGCGACGAGCTTATCAGTCAGCTCTTTACTCTTAGCGCATAAGGAGTCCTTGAGCGCCGTCCAATCATCATCTTGGTTGTTGTGCTCGGCGGAGAGCTGAATCGCCTGTTGTGTTATCGTTGTGTCCGCAAGGTACACCGTGAATGAAACCCCGCGGCTATTAGAATCGGCCTGAACGACAACAGAATCAAAGTCCCCGTTAAATGCCGAAGCTATAGCAAGTTTGTAATTTCTCAGATCGTCTTCCGGTGTCGGCTCGGGTGTTGCGGGCTCAGCGGTTGACATCACGGGCTGCACACTGGAGGCCGGCTTCTTTGACATGGTGCCCATCAGAACGCCAAGAACAGCAATCAGAATGAGCAGATACCTCCACTTCAACTTCATCCTCGTCGCCTCCTGATAAAATCGCCGGTGCCCTAATTGGGCACCGGCGTGAATTTATTTCCCCCGCCGCTCTTTGCGGCTGATGACAAAAAAGTACACCGTCGCGGTGACGCCGGCCGTCAGCGCAACGATCACGACCGCTCCGACTACGGACGGGGCGCCTCGCCACAGGCCGAAGTCGGGGTCTATGATATCAAGTCTCAAATACGGGACAAGCGCGATGATCGCCATCGCTGCGACGAAGGTCAGGCAGTAAATCAACCTGTCCTTTGCCCGCAGCGCCCGCCGGTGCTGCTCATATGAGCGTTCCAGCAGCTCATTTTCCCGTTTGACCGCCGCATTATCGTGCTCAAGCACCTCTATGCGGTGTTCGTTCTCCGAAGTTTTATCCGGAATTTCAATGCCGAAATACTCGTCCAGCGACACATTGCAGACCCGGCAGATCGGGCCGACCGTGTACACCGACGGGTCCTTTGACGCTCTCGCGAAGAATCCGTTAACCGTCGCTTCCGGTACTCCGGACAGCTCCGCGATGCGCCTGCTTGAGTTGTTCCCCTTATTTGCCCGACACAGATCTTTTAACAGCGGCTTTTCCGCCATTTCCTCGCCCCCAAATCCGTTATATCCTGATTAAGGCATCAGATACCCGAGCTTCGCGGTCATTTGACCGTGTTTGCGCATAGTCATAACCGATGGTATTATGATAATATCTAAGCGTAGCAGATAGACCATAGCACCGGATATCTGTTAAAGCTTCGGTCGAGGCGGCAACCAAGGCCGGAGCAATTTTACAATGAAAGGGGGCGCAAGGCCGGCAGCCCTGCGGTGTTCCTGTGCGCCGCAAATTTATTTTAGGAGGCAACCATGGAGGACACCAGACGAAGAGACCAGATCAACCGAATTATCAGCAAGTATCAGCTCCTGCCGCCGGAAGACCGGGAGAGGGTGCTCACTCTCCTTGCGTTTTTAACAGAAGATCAACATAGTCCTCCATGCGCTGCAAGTTCTCATCGTTGAGCAGCTCCAGCTTGCGGTTAAGCCTGTCGTCTTTGACGACGGGCTTTTCTTTTTGCCCCAAAAGTTCATCTATTGAGCAATTAAAAATGTCGGCCATTCGTTTCAAGGATTCAAAATCAGGCTCACGGCGACCGACTTCCCAGCCGCTCACAGTGGTCTGCTTTACGGACAGCACATCGGCGAGTTCTTGTTGCTTCATGCCGGCTTGCTGCCTAAATTCCTTGATACGATTCATAGTTTATCACCTGATATCACAATACGCGATATTACAGCAATTTGCAAGCATTACGACAAAAAGGCGTGAAATTAAATATTTCCTCTTGACATACGGCAAATCGCGTTGTATATTGATAGTGCAATTTGAATTAGCACGGCGCAACGCCGTGAATCATAACGGAGGCGAGGGCAGGAAAATGTACATACATGAAGCGATTAAGAAAGCGCAGGAGGAGAACTTGTGCATCAAGCGCGAGTGCTGGGATTCGGCGCGAATCTGTTTGACGACCAGCTATTGGAAAGGCAAAGCGTATGAGCTGAGGATCGACGGCAGCCTATGGACTCCGGTTACATGGGAACTTACCGCCGACGACTGGTTGACCTGCTCGTATCCGGAGGAACCCTGCACGCTCAAGGAGCAGGAACCGGAGCCGGTTAAGAAGAAACCAGAAGCCACCCGGATCGCCGCCCTCGTGTTGTCCTGCGTCAGCATGCTCGTCTCTTTGGCTGTGCTGCTACTGACGTGACAGCAGCGCGACGATCGATACGACCAGAGACCCCACGGCCATGAGCATGGCGATGAAATCGACCCACTTTTCGGCGATGTAGTTCAGTAACTCCCGCCGCTGGAACTCTTTGAGGTGGAAGCCCTTGTGGGCGAGGCAGACGCCGAGGCTGTTCATGCTATCGTCGCGGGGAACGGTAACATACCCGTTATCTTCGAGATAATCAAGCATTGCGATGAACTCGGTTTTGCCTCCGTAGTTTTTAGGAAATTCGAGCGGTTTCCAGGTCAGCTTACCTTCGGGCGTCTTTTTAAGGTCTTTCAGAAATTTACGGCTTTTTCTATCCAGCATGGCAACAACCACCTTTCACGGCGATATTACCACAAGGAGGCAGGAAATGAAAGTATTCGTCAGCATCTTCTTCGGAGCTGCGGTGATCCTCACGGCTTACTCAAATGTAGGCGCATATAAAGGATCCGGGGCGTTTCATATAGATGGGACTCAGAAAATGAGTTCGATGATTTGACAGGGAAGTAAAAATTTGTATAGATTTAGCACTCAACTCTTGACAGTGCTAACAACAAGTGCTATAGTTCGAGTAGAACAAAGATAGCAAGGCAAAGGAGGGACTCATGTTATGAATATCAATAAATTTACACAAAGTTCTATGGCAGCAGTACAGAACCTTGAAAAGATTGCGGCAGATTATGGCAACCAGGAAATTGAACAGGAACATCTTCTGTATTCTTTGCTTACAATAGATGACAGCCTGATTCTCAAGCTGATTGAGAAGATGGGCATTACAAAAGAGACAATGATGAACCGTGTGGAAGAGCTTTTACGGAAGCGTCCGAAGGTACAGGGCGGTCAGATGTATATTGGTCAGAATCTGAATAATGTGCTGATCCATGGCGAGGATGAGGCAAAGCAGATGGGTGATGAATATGTATCGGTTGAGCATCTGTTCCTCGCACTTCTGAAATATGCGAACCGTGAGATCAAAGGTATGATGAAGGAACTTGGAATCACAAGGGAAAGCTTCCTTCAGGTACTTTCTTCGGTAAGAGGTAATCAGCGAGTAACCAGTGATAATCCGGAAGCTACTTATGATACCTTGAACAAATATGGATCAGATCTTGTGGAGCGTGCAAGAGAGCAGAAACTGGATCCAGTCATTGGACGTGATTCTGAAATTCGGAATGTTATCCGTATCTTGTCCCGTAAGACGAAGAACAATCCGGTTCGGATAGGTGAACCTGGTGTTGGTAAGACCGCAGTTGTAGAAGGACTTGCACAGCGTATTGT